AGAACGATAATGGAACAAGAGAAAACAACTTTAGAGATGGTAAATGGTTTGGTAGAGATTGCAGACTATATGCAAGACGAGGAGCTGACAACAGCACTAACGTTTATTGCTAAGATAATTATTAAGCCTGACATTCCCCTAAACGTAGCAACTGTGGAAATTGTAAGACTACAAGCCATTGCAGCAAAGATGGCGTTTAAAGCTACTTGGATGACTAACGTAGATAAGTCTGACCGTGGTAAGAAAAACATCTACTATACAGCTGCAGAGTCTATTAATAATCTAGTATCTGCCTTGAAGTATATCACCCGTTAATGGTATAATAGAAGTCTAAGAGAAAAGAAAACAAATAATGGCTAAAAATTTTTTACACGAAGTTATGATTAAAAAAGTTGCAGATAAGAAAACATTTTTAAATAACGAAGAGCTAATTGAAAAGATCCGCTCAGGATACACAATCAATCGCATTGATAAGTTTGCACAAAAGAAAACCTTTGCACCGTCAACAATTGCATACTCACATGGAGAGTGTCCAAGATACTGGTACCTAGCTTTTGAAGGTGCCGTGTTTGAAGATAATGCAGATGCGTATGGTGGTGCAAACATGACTGCTGGTACAAAGTCTCACGAAAGAATTCAAGAAGCTATGGGCAACGTGCCTGACTTCCTAGTTGATTCTGAATTTAAGATTACTTACAATGACCCACCTATCTTTGGATTTGGTGACGTAATTCTAAACTGGGGAGGCGAAGAACTTCTGGGTGAAATTAAAACAATGCCTAATGAAGGTTTTGAATATCGTAAAGCTAGTGGTAAGCCAAAAACTGGTCACCTAATTCAGCTATTGATTTACATGAAGATTCTTGGCAAGTCAAAAGCTGTTTTGATTTATGAAAACAAAAACAATCATGACCTGCTAGTTATTCCAGTTGAAGTAAACGACACCTATAGAGAATGGGTAAACAATGCATTCCAGTGGATGCGAGATGTTCGTAAGGCTTGGGTAGATAAAACCTTACCAACAAAAAACTACAGATCCAATTCAAAGATCTGCAAGACTTGTCCACTAACAAAGGTATGTGCTGATGCAGGGGTAGGGTCTGTAAAGATTAAATCCCTGGAGGCACTAGTTGAAACAATGTAGTTGGTGCAGCACTTATTTTTCAGGATCAGTTTCTTATCAGATATACTGCTCTCCAGAATGTCGTGACCAATCAACAAAAGAAAAGATAGCTGAAAGACACAAGGCAACAAGAAGACATAAGCGTAATAGCAAAGTCAGAATGTGTGCTGGTAAATGTGGAACTAAGCTTTCTTTATATAATGACCATACTTACTGTGGTGTATGCTATATTAATAACAAAGAAGTAAATAAAAAGATTAAAGAAATAAGGACGTTCTTGCATGGGCATCAAGATGACACTGAGTGATCAGAAACCTAAGACAATCTGCAGTATTGACGCTAGCACCAATAGCCTTGCATTTGCAATATTTTCTGACATCTCTTTAGTTGCTTTTGGAAAAATTAATTTTCAGGGTGCTAATACCTATGCCAAAGTAAAAGACGCAGCCCGTAAGAGCTATGCATTCTTTAAGAAGTTTAATATAGACTCTATTGTAATTGAGCATACTGTATTTATTAATAGTCCAAAGACTGCAGCAGATCTAGCTTTGGTTCAAGGTGGCTTGCTTGGTGCAGCAGGAATTTCGGGTATTAAAATTGCTGGCTCTGTAAATCCAATTAGCTGGCAAAGCTTTATAGGTAATCCAAAACTTACAACCCTAGAAAAGAAAGAGTTGATGGAGCAGTATCCAGATAAGTCTAAGGTGTGGTATCAAAACAGAGCAAGAGAAATTAGAAAAATCAGAACTATACAATTTGTTAATACTTATTACGATAAAGAAGTATCTGATAATGATGTGGCTGATGCTATTGGTATTGGTCACTGGGCTATCCATAATTGGGGAAAGTTGACAAAGTAAAAAATGGCTGCTAAACTATATACAAGCGAAGCTTGGTTACGTAAAAGGTTTCATCTGGATAAAAGAACCCCAGAAGAAATTGCAAAAGAGTGTGGTACAAGTGTTGAGACCATTTATGTATACCTTGCAAAGTTTGGATTAAGAAAGAGTAAGAGATGAGCATTGTTTATACTGGAGGTACCTTTGACCTGTTTCATTCTGGTCATGTAAATCTATTGCAAAGATGCAAAAGTATAGCAGGCCCTAACGGCACAGTCGTTGTTTCTTTAAATACTGACGAATTTATTTTTGAGTATAAGGGCAAAGCTCCAGCTTGTACATACGAAGAAAGAAAAGCAGTTCTAGAAGCTTGTCAGTATGTGGATGATGTGGTGCCAAATCTAGGAGGCACTGATTCAAAAATTGCCATTCAGCTTTCAAACCCAGATTACATTGTAATTGGTTCTGACTGGGCAAGAAAAGATTACTACAGTCAAATGAGTTTTGATCAGGATTGGTTGGACGCTAGAGGTATTGGGTTGGTTTATGTTCCTTATACCAAGCACGTCTCAACAACAACAATTAAAAATAGGATAAAGAATTGAAAGAAGCAATTGTAATTGGAACAGCCCCAGGTAGATCGCACTGGGTAAATGATTGCTTGTCTTCCTTAAAAGTGCCAGCTGTCGTAGTTTCTGGATATGGACAAGAGCTTGGTAAAATTAAATGGGTATACGAAAATACAAACATAGATAGATTTATTTTTCTACAAGATAGCATAGTTGTTAGAGATAACGACTTGTTGATGAGCTTATTTGATACAGAGGGGTCTTCTTGCATAATGTGTGGTCCAAGATGTTTTGGATCATATTTAGGACTGTACGAGCGTCAGACGCTAGATAAACTTGAAATTCCACAAGTCTCTAGCAAGTCAGAAGCAGTACAGCAAGAAATTGATTGGACACAAAAATATATTAGCAAGTGTGAAAAATTTTCTCATCCAGTTCAAATTGAGCATCAGGTAATTGAAACTATTTATAGGCATGGCAGAGAAAACCAGGTTTCCGTAAATAAGCTTTACGAAAAATGGAAGGGTACTTGGAGAACAGACCAGATTAAAGACGATGAATAACTATAAGGAGTAAGAGTGAGCGTACAAACAGAAGAAGATATTGCAAGAGTGTGTAAAGAAGTTACAGATTTATTAATTTCTAAGAATAGATCTTATGGAGATTCAGCATTGCATCCATCAAGAATATTCTCAAAAACAAACAATGTAGAACAGCTTTTGGTTCGTATTGATGACAAGCTTTCACGCATACAGAATGGTCACGACTGGCCAGGTGACAATGAGATTGACGACCTACTAGGATATCTTATCTTACTTAAGATAGCAAAAGAAAGATCTGTGTAATGGTTAGGTCCAGGAGAGAAGCGTTAGTATCTCCAACAGATTTTAGCACAGAGTTAAGCTTTGAAATAAATGGTTTTGTTATTAATGCGGGAGACACCGTCAAGGTTGAGGGTGAGTATGGATCTAGGTTTAAAGTGCAGGGATTAACCACTAATGCCAAGACTGGATCTCAGTGGGTTGATTGCTTTGAAGTAAACCGTGGTCAAATTGGGGCACTTAGAAGCTTCAAACCTGATAGAATTAAACGTATACCGCAAAAGGGAAAGAGAGCCAAACGTGTCAACAACTGAAGAACACCTAATTCAGCATCTTGATGAGGTCAACAAGGTTGTAGAGAAGTATCTACAGGGAAATGAGCCTACCCAAATTTCTAAAGAGCTTGCTATGCCACGCACCAAGGTCGTAGCATTAATTGACGAATGGAAGTCTATGGCTTCTGACAATGCGATTATTCGTGCTCGTGCAAAAGAGGCATTGGCTGGTGCTGATGCCCACTACAACAAGTTAATTCAAAAAGCTTACGAAGTTATGGATGATGCAACAACTACTGCAAACCTAGGTGCAAAGAATGCATCTATCAAACTTGTAATGGATATTGAAAAAACAAGAATTGATATGCTACAAAAAGCTGGACTATTAGAAAATCAGCAGCTAGCAGAAGAGATGGTTGACATTGAAAAAAAGCAAGAAGTTCTTGTTGGAATTTTGAGAGACATCGCTTCTGAGTATCCACAGGTTCGTGACGAGATCATGAGAAGGCTTGCTCAGATTGCCAAAAAGGGAGAGGTCATAACAGTTGTCCACAACAATGTTTAATGAATTCTTTGAGGCGTTAAAGAATGATAACTTTGAGGAGATGCCAGTTGATGCTCGCACGTTTGTTGAGGGTGAAGACTATCTGGGTCAACCCCCACTATCTCAAATTCAGTATGACATTGTTGAGGCTATGAGTCAGATTTACAGGGAGGAAGACTTAATTGATATCCTGGGAGCAGAAGAGGGAAGACGGTACTATAAAAAGTACACAAAGAATGAAATTATTCTACAGCTTGGTAAAGGATCTGGTAAAGATTTTACGTCTACTGTTGCTTGTTCTTACATCGTATATAAGCTCCTTTGTCTCAAAGACCCAGCGAGGTACTTTGGAAAGCCAGGCGGCGATGCGATTGATATTATTAACGTGGCGATTAACGCTCAGCAAGCTAAGAACGTTTTCTTCAAAGGATTTAAATCAAAAATAGAAAGGTCTCCCTGGTTTGCAGGAAGATTTTATGCAAAGGCAGAATCAATTGAGTTTGACAAAGCCATTACAGTTTATTCTGGACACTCAGAGCGTGAGTCTCATGAGGGTCTAAACCTTATTCTAGCGGTGCTTGATGAGATTTCTGGTTTTGCACAAGAGATTGGTACTGGAAATGATCAGGGTAAAACAGCAGACAATATCTATAAAGCTTTTCGTGCTTCTGTAGATTCTCGTTTTCCAGATCTTGGCAAGGTAGCCCTCCTATCGTTCCCCCGTTTTCCAGGTGACTTCATCTCTCAAAGATATGATGCAGTAGTAGCAGATAAAGAAGTCATTACAAAGCGTCATAAGTTTATTATGAATCCAGACCTTCCAGATGATGCGGAGGGAAACTCATTTGAAATTGAGTGGGAAGAAGACACAATCTTAAACTATAAGTTTCCAGGAATGTTTGCAGTAAAACGTCCAACTTGGGTTGTTAATCCTACAAGAAGCGTTGATGATTTTAAGCTAGCTTTTTACACAGATCTTGGTGATGCAATGCAGCGTTTCGCCTGTGTTCCAACTTTTTCATCTGACGCATTCTTTAAACAGCAAGAAAAAATTAGGTCTGCAATGACCCTTCGTAATCCATTAGATCAGTTTAGAAGATTTGATGAGACCTTTAAGCCAGATCCAGATAAAGTTTATTATGTCCACGCTGACCTTGCACAACGTCACGACAAATGTGCGGTATCAATTGCTCACGTAGAAAAATGGGTGTCCGTTCAAGTAATGAAAGACTACGAACAAGTAGTACCAATTGTAGTAGTAGATGCAGTAGCATGGTGGGAGCCAAAGAAAGAAGGTCCTGTAAACCTTTCAGAGGTTAAGCAGTGGATTCAAAACCTACGTAGACTTGGATTCAATCTTGGTATGGTCAGCTTTGACCGTTGGCAGTCATTTGATATACAGAATGAGCTAAAGCAAGTTGGAATTAAGACAGACACTGTTTCTGTAGCCAAGAAACATTATGAAGATATGGCAATGCTTTTGTATGAAGATAGACTAGCAATGCCAGCTATTGATCTTTTGTTTGAAGAGCTTACAGAGCTTAAGATTATGAAGGGTAATAGAGTTGACCACCCTAGAAAATCTTCCAAAGACCTTGCAGACGCAGTTTGTGGTTCAGTCTTTGGTGCTATTAGTCACACACCAAGAGACCTTAATCTTGAGATTGAAGTTCACACTTGGTCAAGTGCAGCAAAAGAAACACAAAAACAACAACAGCTCTTAAAAGAATCAAAAATAAATGACGAAGTTTCCAATGATATCAAGGATTACTTGTCAAACTTAAATTTAATTTAACAAAGAGTTTTGTTTATAATAAAACTATCAACTATAAATTAAAACACAGTTTTGCTTTTTTAAAAACACTGTGGTATAATTAACATCTAATTCAATCAAGGAAGGTGGCATATTTCATGTCCGATTTTTTCTCATTCAGACTTCCAGTAGATTTTGTTGAAAAATACACTACTGTAGAAGCACCATTTGGTTTCAGAGACGCAGGTGAAAACTCCATTGGAGAAATTACTTTTGCTAGAACCTACTCTCGTGTCAAAGAAGATGGAACCAAAGAACGCTGGTATGAAGTCTGTAAGAGGGTTATTGAAGGCATGTACTCTGTGCAGAAGAATCACGCAAAAGATAATCGCCTACCATGGAATGACTACAAGGCACAGAAGTCTGCACAAGAAGCTTTTGACCGCATGTTTAACTTAAAGTGGACACCACCAGGACGTGGTATGTGGACCTTTGGAACCCCACTAACAATGGAGAAGCGTAACTCTGCAGCACTACAGAACTGTGCTGTTGTATCTACAAAAGACCTAGATAAGAATGATCCAGGAGCTTTGTTTGCTTGGGTGATGGATGCATTGATGCTTGGTATTGGTGTTGGCTTTGATACCCTTGGACAAGACAAGGCGTTGCCAATTTATGAACCAATTGAGCCAAAGGTAGTTTATGAAATTCCAGACACTCGTGAAGGTTGGGTAGAAGCCACAAGACTGCTTCTTAATTCATTCTTGAGACCAAATCAAAACAGACAAGAACTTGACTACTCTTTAATCAGACCATTGGGTGCACCAATCAAGGGCTTTGGAGGAACTGCTTCTGGTCCTGGTCCACTAATCACTTTGCACGAACAGATTAGCAAAGTTATTGGGGGTAGGGTTGGAGAAACTCTAGACTCAAGAGCTATCGTAGATATCATTAATCTAATTGGAACCTGTGTTGTATCTGGAAACGTACGTCGTTCTGCTACCCTAGCTTTGGGTGTAGAGGGTGACGATGATTTCTTAAACCTAAAGAATGCAGAAGTTTTCCCAGAGCGTAATAGCTATGACCCAGCAGCTCCAGGATGGGCATGGATGAGCAATAACTCTATCTCTGCTACCGTTGGTATGGATTACTCAAAGTACGTAGATCGTATTGCTGATAATGGAGAGCCAGGATTTATTTGGCTAGACGTTGCTCGTAACTATGGTCGTTTAGCAGACCAGCCAGATGGTGCAGACTATCGTGTAGTAGGCTTTAATCCGTGTGCAGAACAGCCACTAGAGTCCTACGAGCTTTGTACCCTAGTTGAGGTACACCTAAACCGTCATGAGTCCAAGGAAGACTTCCTACGCACTCTAAAGTTTGCCTATCTATATGGAAAGACTGTAACACTTCTTCCAACTCACTGGCAGCAGACCAACGGTATCATGCAGCGTAACCGTCGTATTGGAACATCGCTAACTGGAATTGCTTCCTTTGCTGATGAGCATGGTTTGCCAACAGTTCGTGGCTGGATGGACGAAGGATACAACAAGATTCGTTTCTATGATAAGAAGTATTCTGAATGGCTATGTGTTCGTGAATCAATTCGTGTAACCACTGTAAAGCCATCTGGGTCAGTATCTCTACTATCAGGTGCAACACCTGGAGTTCACTGGGGACCAGGTGGAGCATTCTACCTACGTGCTATCCGTTTTGGAAACACAGATCCAATGCTACACCTATTCAAGGCAGCTGGATACAAGTGTGAGGATGACTTAGTGTCATCAAATACAACAGTGGTATACTTCCCAATTAAGTCTGGTCAGAAGCGTAGCGAGAAGCAGGTGTCTTTGTTTGAGAAGATGTCTCTTGCTGCAACAGCTCAAGAGTACTGGTCAGATAATGGTGTATCAGTAACGCTATCCTTTGACAAGGAAACAGAGAAGCAGCACGTAGCATCTGTTCTTAACATGTATGAAGGTAAGCTAAAAGCTGTATCCTTCTTGCCAATGGGAAACACTGTATACCCTCAGCAACCATACACAGAGATTACAGAAGAAGAGTATGACTACTACATTGGTCGTATTGCAAAGATTGACTTCTCTGCTATTTATGACGGGGTAGATAATCTAGAAGCACTTGGAGAATCATACTGTACAACAGACTACTGCGAAATTAAGATTCCAGACAAGAGAGCTAAGTAATGAAACAGTTGCTACACTTTACTGCAACTTGGTGTCAACCATGCAAACAGATGGAACCACTAATCGCAAAACTTGTTTCAGAAAACTTAGACATTGATTATGACAAGATTGATGTGAGTGATGAGTTTGATCCAGCAGTTGAGTATGGCGTTAAAGGTGTTCCTACTTTTATTGCACTTAAAGATGGAAAAGAAGTTGCAAGACACACTGGTATTGCAACCGAAGAAAAGTTGTTGAATCTTTTTAATTAAATAACTGGTATAATAGTCTTGTTAGAAAGACCCCACTAACAAGGAGACCCCAGAATTAAAAAGTTTTTATATTCAGCAATAGTTTTAGCAATAGTTTCTATATCATTTTTTTGGCCAGTTGCTGCTAAAGCATCTACAACTGCAGTTTGTGATACCTACCAAGTTAATGGTGGTGATCAAGCATTCTTAATGAACTTAAATACCCCACTAGAATTTGGTGGCACTGTATATAATGGTAACATTTATGTAAGTCCAAAAGGCACAATGACCTTTGGTCAAGGAGACTATACTTTCTGGGACTACCCAGCTACCCCATCCATATCAATTGGCTCATGGGACTATCATGCATTTCCAAATACATTTACATCTGGTGGATGGAATCCAGGTTGGGGTATTGGAAAAGATTTGTATGTTAGATATGGATCAACCGCAACATCTATTTGCGTTGACTGGAAAGTAATGGTTTGGGGTCAGTCTTCTGGAGAGCCAGTCTATATTAGAATGTTAGCACAGGTAGATCCAGTAAATTATACTTGGACCCCCACTTATCAAGTAAGTTCTAATGCACCAGCAGGAGCTAGGTATGGTGTTCGTTATGTTCAAAATGGTCCAGTGCTACCATTGACAATTCAAACAATTACTGAGCCACCTGCTCCAAATCCTACACCAGAACCAACACCTGAACCTACCCCAGAGCCAAGTCCTGAGCCTACCCCTGAACCTAGTCCAGAACCAACACCTGAACCTAGTCCAGAACCAACGCCAGAGCCTACTCCAACCCCTGTTGTGCCAGTTGAACCTGTCGTGCCACCAACCAACCCAGTAGACCCAGAACCACAACCTTCTCAGGATCCTGAGCCAATAGTCCCGCCAGCAACACAGCCAGAGGAACCAGAACAAGCAATCCTGCCAACTGAAGAACCTGAAGAACCAATAGAGCCTTCACCTGAACCAACCTCTCCTATTATAGAACCAGAAGAAGAGTTTATCACATCTGCAGAAGAATTACAAGAGGACATATCTGCAGAAGAATTAATGCAGGTAGAGCTTGATCAGATTGTGGCTACAGATCTTTCAGAAGCTCAGGTAGAAGCACTTATTGAAGCAGCCTTGGAAGTATTTGAAACAGCAGAACCTGGTTCTGAAGAATACGAGCAAGCTCTTGAAGCTCTCTTTGTAGCAGCTCAAGCAGATGACATTGTTCTTGATGAAGCTCTAGCAGCCATTCCACTTCTTGGAGATGTTCTTGGAGGTGCTACAGAACTTGTCAACTTCCTTGGAAATGCTGGGGCAGACATGAGTCCACAGACCAGAGAAGAGTCAGAAAAAGTAGTCGTTACAGCAATTGTTGCAGTGCAAGCAGCACTATCAGCAGTTTCTATAAGCGGTATAGCAACAACAGTCAACATAAGAAATGGAGCATAAATGAAATTTTTAATAGCATTAGCTAAGGACGTTATAGACCAGGCATGGACACTGCTTGGTATGGTTGTCGCTTGGCTTGTCCTAGAAGGTTCCGCTAAGGAACTGACAGGAAACCTTATACTAATTACCCTATTAGTATGGATAGTAACATTTCCTATTTTTCGTTATGAGAAAGAAGATAAATAATCATGGGAGGTAAAATGAAAAAGCAAGCAGTAACAGGTGGTCTTGACACCATCATAAATATCTTTTGGAGAATTCTAGCAGTATTTGCGGCATCAGGACTAACCGTCTTGGGTGCTGGAGCAGTCGTTGGGGTTGAACTATGGGATGCTGTATTTATGGCAGGTATCCTAGGTGTAGCCACAGTAGTTGAAAAACTAGCCAGATCTTTCCTAGAAGATGGAAAGCTTACTCTAGCAGAAATTGACGAAGCCTTTGCTAAGGTAGACAAAAACTCTAAGTAAGCAATAGTTGACAGCCCCTCCTAGATGGTGTATAATGATTACATACATTTAGGAGGGGTTTTCTTATGGCGTCAGCCAAACCAGTAAAATATCCAAAAATGCCTACAGAAGTTCAAATTGGAACACAGCTTTGGGCGATTGAGGAACGTAATCGTAATAGGGATTCAGCATTGAGTGATGATTCTTATGGATATACCTTGCACAGAGATTCGCTAATTGTGATAGATTCTTTAGCTACACCAAGCAGAAAAAGACAAACACTTTTGCATGAGCTAATGCATGCTGTTAGGCATAGTCTTGGAAGCCCAATTACTCCTAAAAATGATGATGACTCAGATACCTGGGAGCATTTCTTTATTGGTATGTACGAAGAAGGTTTGCTACTTATCATTCGTGAAAATCCACACGTACTAGACTATCTACTTAGCGACGAATAGTTCTTGACATTTTAAGTCAGATGGAGTAAAATAAAGGTATGAATAAAAAAACTTTTGATGAATGGCTACAAGAAGGTTTAGACCTTAACTTTTGTGGACCAGCAGTTTGCTATCCACATGATGGTCTACCACTAACTGAGCAAGAAGATGAGCAGTTTGGTGAAGGACAAGATCCTTGCATACATATCATAAGACTTTATGAAGATGTAGAAACAAAAAAAGCAGTAGAAGCAAATCATTCTCCGTCTGTATGGAGAGCAACCAATTCTGGTTTCAAACTATAATAAAAACTAAAAGGATATAATGAAAAAGATAGCAATTTTAATTGCAACAATCGTTTCAGTAATTGGAGTATCTCCAGTTTACGCATCAGAAAAACCATCAGTAGTTATTATTGATAGTGGTTTTGATACTTCTAAAGTAACACCAATTGCAGAAGTCTGCATTCTTACACTTAAGTTTTGCCAAAATGGCACAGCCTTTGATGAGTCAGTTGGATCTTCAAATGCTAATAATCAAGTTTCAAGAAATGGTCAAGCAGAATGGAACCATGGAACGATAATGGCCGACATTGTTCGCCAGATTAACCCAAATGCTAATCTAATTTTTATTAGGAATGCTTTTGTAACTAGTAAGGGTGGAGTCAACATTGGCGGTATTAAAGAGTTTAACCTTTCCATGGACTGGGTGATTAAGAACAAGGAAAGATATAACATTACAGCTGTGTCTTTTTCACGTGGACAAATTACTTGGACAAAAAATTCAAGCACATGCCCAGTAGATGTAGCTACTCAAAATCAAATTATCACACTACAAAATCTTGGTGTGGCAACCGCCATCGCAGCTGGTAACAGTAGAAATAAGACTAACGTTAATTATCCAGCATGTATTTCAGAGGCAGTAGCTATCAGTGGTATCTATTCTTCCAGCTATACTCCAAAAGTATTTTCTACATATAGACAAACCTTTGGAACAAACTCTGGAGCTGCAACAGACTTTTTTGTCTACGGTAACTTTGATACAGTAGCAGGCAAGGTTGCTGAGTCTACATCAGCCTCAACAGCAGCTTTTGCAGGGTATTGGAGCAAGGTTTCTAATGGAAACTACTTTGAAACATATGCACAAATTGCTTCAAGGATGACTTTACAAAAATTCATTGACGTGCTAAACTGATAGGAAAGAATAATGAAAAAAACAAAAGGTGCTAGAAACGATAACCGTCCAAATGGAAAAGCTGAAAAGAAACGTCCAAAGGTTTTTGATGCGATCAAGCGTCGTTTAATAAATAAATAATGGTATTCCCCCTTAGCTCAGCGGCAGAGCAGAGAGCTGTTAACTCTAAGGTCCGTGGTTCGAATCCACGAGGGGGAGCTAATGGTGTGGTCCATACCACTCTCACAGGGTAGAAGAGATAAAAATGGACACTAGGTTCTGTAGCTCAGTTGGTTAGAGCACTACCCTGTCACGGTAGGGGTCGCCAGTTCAAGTCTGGTCAGAATCGCAAATACTAAAGGGGTGGATGATGAGTAAGAATAAAATTATTCTTAATAGACTATTTCCTGGTCCACCCATATTCCCAGTAGTTCCATTAAGTGCAAAAAGAGAATGGATGAATGAATCTAGGGAAAAGTTTGCTTACAAATGCATTCCACTAAACATTGCTAATCAGTATGGCTATGCAGTTTTATGTCCAGCAGACTTTACTCTAGACTGGTGGGGTGGAACAGAAGAAAAAGATGTAGACTTTCAAGTAACATCAGAAGAAGAATACTTTATAGAACATCTTCATAGTTATTTTGGTGGAGGAACGTTTACCATACACGTAGATTTTGTTATACGAACTCCAGAAGGATTCTCAACATACATTCGTGGGGTTCCTAATGAAACAAAACAAGGACTAAAACCTCTAGACGCAATTGTTGAAACAGATTGGCTGTCATATACTTTTACATACAACTTTTTGCTCACAGAGCCAGGAAGCTACAGTTTTAAAAAAGGTGAGCCACTATTTGTGTTTTTTCCAATTGAGCGGGGCACAGTAGAAAGGTTTGAGTTACAAGAATCCAAAGTAGAAGAAGATCCTGAGCTATTAGCAGACTTTGAAGACTATCATCGTAAAAGAATAAAAGCAATTTCGGTTCCAATAACAAAGCCAGTATTCCAAAATTTTTACAGAGATGGGGTAAAGGCATCTGGAGAAAAAGTTAGTATCAAAAACCACATCACAAACTTGATTTTTGGTGGAAAACGTGGTAACATTAAATAGTAATGCCTCAATAGCTCATCTGGTAGAGCAACGCACTTGTAATGCGTAGGTGACGGGTTCAAGTCCTGTTTGAGGCTCTGATTATGATATAATTAAAATGCCTGCCCAGGAAATGGGAGGAAAACAACTCGCTGAAAAGGAGAAACAAAATGGTAACAACATTCACTACGGAGTTCTTAAAGGATCCGTTTTTTAATATGGGACTAAATACCCTAAATGCAACAAAACCAAGCTACCCACCATACAACGTAGTTAAAGTAGATGATGATCATCTAGTTATGGAATTTGCGGTAGCTGGATTCAAAAAGGACGAAATTAGTGTTACTACTGAAAAAAATGTCCTAACCATTAAATCAACTAAAGACGATGCTGACGAAAAGGATTACCTACACAAGGGTATTGCTGCTCGTAAGTTTACTCGTTCTTTCACACTACCCGAATATTTTGAGGTAGAAAGTGCAAGCGTTGACAATGGCATTCTATACATTGATCTAATTAGGAACATTCCAGAAGAGAAGAAACCTAAAACTATTAAGATCAAGTAACTAAATCAAAACAACCTGAGCATGTTGATAAAAGGCTCATTTTAAAAGATGGTATAATAGGTTTATGCTAACAAGCATATAACCCTATAAGGAGATTTAACATGACAACTTGGATTAGGCCAGTAGATGGCGGATCAATTTCAGACAGCTTTGACGGACACAAGAATCGGGCAAAGCCTTCAGTAAACCCAGGAGTTGACTACGCTGTTGCTACTGGAACACCAGCAAAAGCCGTTGCTGACGGAACTGTTATCAATACTGTTCCAACCTTTGCTGGTGCTGGTGGACGTATGGTCTTCCTAAGCTTCCCATCAGGTCACACTGCAGATTACTTACACCTTTCACGTATTGACGTACAGCCAGGACAAGCAGTAAAACAGGGTCAAGTGATTGGCTTAACTGGTGGCTCAGGTCTTGGCAAAGAAAACGGATATGGTGCACACCTTCACTTCTCATTCCGAGTTGGCGGTAAGCCAACAATGGGTGCTGGAAACATTGACTACGAAGCTTTCCGTGGAGCACCTACAAGTGCTGCACCTGCAGCTCCAAGTGTTGCACCTGCTAAAGCTGGAACAAGAGCGTACCCAGGAAGAATGTTAAAACAAGGCGAACCCGCTAACGCAGATGTTCTTTACCTACAAAACAAACTAGGCGTAAACCCTACTGGTCCATTTGGTCCAAAGACTCACGCTGCTGTTGTTGCTTTCCAGAAGTCCAAAGGATTGACAGCTGACGGCATTGTTGGTCCTAAGACTTGGGGATTACTAGGTTAAATATAAATAACAAATGCCTATATATGAATATGAGTGCTCTTCTTGCACTGAAAAAATAGCGGTAACCAGAGGCATCAATGAAGATGACCCTGGATATCGTTGTAACACTTGCAATTTAGAGCTTAATCGTGTATACTCATTAGGAGCTGTTACTTTCAACGGTAGCGGATTTTACAGTACTGACAAGTAAGGAAACTTAATGCAAGCAGTAGTAGATAAGACTCCAAAAGTTTGGACGATGAATGCAACAGATCGTTGTGATTCTTGTTCTGCACAAGCCTATGTTTGGGTAAAAGGGATATCAGGAGAGTTATACTTCTGTTCTCATCACTATAATAAGATCATAGATGATCCAAAAGGTCATGAAAAAATGATGGGCTTTATGCTAGAAATCATTGACGAGAGAGATCGTTTAACTGAAAATAGACTAAAGGATAATTAAATGTTTGAGTATTATGTAAAACAAGTTATTGGCGTAGTAGATGGAGATACCATTGACGTTGTTATTGATTTAGGATTTGATATTAGCTTTACTTCACGTGTGAGGTTGGCTGGCATTGATACCCCAGAAAGTCGTACAAAAGACAAGGCAGAGAAAGCTCTTGGTCTAGAATCAAAAAAGTATTTAGCAGATCGTATTAAGGCTGCTAAGACTGTTGTTATTAAAACTGAGAAAATGGATTCATCCGAAAAGTATGGACGCATTCTTGGATGGCTATACCTTGACGGTGAGGGTAACTCAATCAACATGGAAATGATTGAAAAAGGTTATGCCTGGGGGTATCTTGGAGATACCAAGGTTAAAAACTTTGATGAGTTAAAGTCCAAGAGAGCACTCAATAGCTAATGATAGAGCCATCAATGGAGGAGCTAATCCTTAATGGTGTGGTAGAGGTAGCTGGAATTGATGCTGATACTGGTGAGTTTCTATATAACTTTACTCCAAAACTTAGAGAGCTAATGCCAGATCTATGGAACGAGCGTCTTGATTTTATTCATAACGAAATAATGTATTTTTGGGAAAAGGGTTTTATAGATGCTCAAGGAATGGATGACATTAACCCAACTGTCTTATTGACTGATCTGGCTCATGATGAAGATGCTATATCTGAACTACCACCAGAAAAGCAGGCATCTCTAAGAGAGATAAAAAGACTGTTTGAAAAGTGATATAATATAACTATGCCATATCATGTTGGAGAAAAAGGATCATACGATTGCTCAGGATACCCTGCAGTAAAAGATGACGGTACCGTAATGGGTTGCCACGACACAGCAGAAGCTGCTGCTAATCAAATTTATGCAATTAACCAATCTGAGGGAAACATTGAGGCTGGTATTGGTATTAAAAATCCAGAAGACTGGCCTGTTGACAAGTCAGAGTGCTGTCCAGAAGATCCTATCACCAAACAATCACCTTGCTGGGAAGGCTACGTTCAGCGTGGAATGAAAGAAAAAGATGGCAAGATGGTTCCAAACTGTGTGCCAGTCTCAAAGTCTATGGATGAAGAGACTTATCGTAAGTTTAAACCAAAGCGTCGCAAGCCAGGATATGTTTCTGACTCTACGGGTGCTGTAATTGCAGGGAGTAGTTCAATGACAACGAAGTCAGCGATTACTGAGGGTGACTTTGTAATGGGGCAAACATCTGAAGGCATTGTTCATGGTGTTGTTGAGCACATTATGTGGGAGGGCGGAACTCTTGGAACACCAGGATCTGAATACGCTCTTGAATCTATGCCACCAGAAAATCCAGCAATGTCTGTAAGAATTTATGAATACGAAGACGATGAAGAGTATTGGGAGCCAACAGCTTACAGTATTGGAATGATGTATGTAGATGCAACTGTTGTTGATATGGAAGACCACGACATGGACGAAATGGATATGATGTCTAAGGCTGAGGGCTACGCACCAACATCTGGAATGAAGGCTGCTGCACGTCGTGCTCTTAAATGGAAAGAAGATGGCAAAGCTACTGGTGCAGGAACTCCTGTAGGATGGGGTAGAGCTACAGACATCGTAGCAGGACGATCAATGTCCTTGAGTGTAGTTAAGCGTATGTATTCTTTCTTCTCACGTCATGAAGTTGACAAAAAGGGTAAGGGTTTTTTCTCAGGACCAGAGTTTCCATCTAATGGTCGTATCATGTGGGATGCATGGGGTGGAGATGCGGGCTTCTCATGGTCACGTGCAATCGTAAAGCGTGAAATGGATAAAGCACTATTTGCTGATTTTGGAACAGATTATACAAACGTAGACAAGATAACTCATATTTTTAAAGACTAGTTGGGAAAATAATGTTAAATTATTTTATAGTGTTTTTTGCAGGGGTATTGACAACACTATCCATAATTGCTATAATTGTAAAGTATAATAAGCTAAGTCATGCCAAGATTAAGCCTATAAGACAAAGCATCATATTCTGGGAATTAAAGCAATTTATGCCAGACATAATGTATGATTTTTTAAATAGGCCTACGCAAGCACAAAGCTACGATAGCAACAGAAGCTTTAAGTTTATTGAGATGCCAGACAACAAGGCATATTGGTTAGACAGAAACAAGATTTATTATGCAGACATTAAAGATGATGGAAGATTTAATCCAGGAGAGGGAAAACTTTCTGAGATGAAAAATCTATCTGAAAAACAATTGGTAAAAATGTTGTTTATTTACAACAGTTTAAAGAACGGCTAGAAAATTGAAAATTGCAGTGCAGGGGACAAAAAACTTTGATGATTACAATGTTTTCATGAGAGCTATTGCTGTGGGCATGTCTATGCTGTCAGAGGATGATAAAGAAATTTTAGTTTATAGTGTTGGTCCAAGACGGATCAATGGCTACGTTACTGAATTTTGTAACATTACTGAGCGTAGTTTAAAATCTAGAGGAATTAAGATTCGTTATCAAAAGGTTCCTTTAGTTTGGGTAGAAGAAAATGTTTCAATTTTTAACTATCTTATTTTTCTAAGTAAGCCAGGAGAGTATAACTCAAAGCTGGTGGCTCAGGCAGAGCTGTCTGGGGTTGAGGTAGGGTTGTTTAAATTCTAATGTCAAATACAAACACTCAATATAAAGAGGTAAAAATGAAACAAGTTAAGTCACTAGGAAAGATGGAAAAGATCGTTTCTAGAAATAAATCCTTGTCATGGGATGGATGGAATGTAGTGGAGCTCATTAAGAATCCAGGTGCAATGTTTAAACCAAACGGTGCCAGGATTAAGGGAGTTTGGTATATAAAAAACATTTTCATCGTAGACCAAGATGGATGGAGAATACCTAGTAAATATGCGGAGTAAGACATGCAAAATGATAGTTGGAAAAACAAAGCTGCATGCCTTGGGGAAGATACAAATGACTTTTTTGACACATATGAAGAAGACGTTGATTCAAGATCTTTAGTAGACAAGATTTGTAGGGAGTGTCCTGTGAGAAAAATATGTTTCGCATCTGGAGTTTCTGGTAAAGAAACTGGGGTTTGGGGCGGTATTTATATTGAACAGGGTGACATTTCAAGAGAATTTAATAGACATAAGACAAAGCAAGACTGGGGTAATACCTGGCAAGCATTAACGATGGAGCAGTAATGGCATACACAGACGCAATGAGACGTGCTTTTCATTCAGTAACGCCACCCAAAGGCTTTGTTGGTGTTGAATTGGTAGACAATGAACACTTTATTTCAATTAGGCTTGACGAGAAAAACTTTGCATCGCTTGTTGAAGAAGATAAGCGTAGAGCAATTGAGTATGTATTTAGGGTAAAGGATGCTCTTGAAAATAATGGAGCAGTGGTTCTTGTGGTTAGAAAAGCATTGGGAGGAAAAGAATAATGGAACAGTACTTGTATTTGAGTGGTATATTGCTTTTATCTTTTACCACTATTGTTCTTCTAATACTATTAATACTTAGTAAAAGAAAAAATTTAGGATTGGAAAAAAGATTGGCTAATCGTGAAGAGATCGCCAATGAGTCGTATGTAAGGTTTCTTAATGAATCTAGAAACACTGCATATGAATACATTGAAGATGTTCAAGATAAGCTAATTGATTTTGCAAAAAGAGTTGAGCCGCAGCTCGACTATTACAACACATATGGCACGGCAGTTCAGGGTCCACACACCATACTCGTTAAAGAACTTAGCGAAGCTTATGAAGACCTTAAAGCTGTAATGCCAGAAAATAATAAGGAGAAATAAAATGAATACAGAAATCAAAGCAATGCTAGACTCTTACCTACGTAACCTACTAGGTGTTGGACTAGCACTAGTTGCAACAACAATGACAAGTGCTGGACTATCTTCACCAGCTGAGTTTGGTACATCAGAGTGGCTAGCGGTAGCTAACGGTCTATGGGCAGCTGCAGTACCAACCCTAATTCGTTACCTAAACAAAAAGGATCCAGCTTTTGGATTGGTAGCTGAAGTTGCAGCAAAAGAAGTTTCTAAGAAGCTATCAGAGGCCGCTAAGAAGGCTCCTGCAACCAAGAAAGCTCCTGCAACTGCTAAGAAGGCTGTAACAAAGAAAGCTGCTACTAAGAAGTAGTTTTAGCTAGGATAGGCGGATCACAGTTTTGTGGTCCGCTTTCCTTATGCTATACTTGATTACAATGAAAGTTTCAATAATAATACTTACTTGGCAAAGACTACAAAGCCTAGGGACAACACTAGAAAGTCTTGAGAGACAAACGTTTAAAGATTTTGATGTTTATATTTCTAATGGCAACATGAGTCGTCAAACCAAAGTTAATAAATACTATAACATGTTTAAACAAAGGTTAAAGTTGCACCTGTCTCATGATGGTAACGACAGCTGGTCTTTTAGAAGAATGTTTGTGGCAAAGAAAGCACTAGAGCAAGGTGCTGAAGTTATACTTTTTATTGACGACGACGTTACAATCCCAGATAACTATGTAGAAACCTGCTTGGCTCAGTATGAACCAAAAACTTATAAGTCTGGATATTCTTGGTATTTTACAACAAATACAAGTTATTATAACGGAAGAATAAGGGTTACTAATGAAAGAGATCCAGTTCATTATGCTGGAACAGGTATTGCTATGATTGATGCCAGCATTTTTTTAGAAGAAGGACTCTTAAACGCACCAACCTGTGCATATAAAATTGAAGATCTTTGGCTGTCTTACTATGCAAATCATGTTCTTGGATGGAAGCTAGGTTGGATAAAAGATAGTGGTGCAAGAGTTTTTGGAAAAGATAATGTTGCTCTTAACAGAGAAGTAAAAAGATCAAACTGTAATAAAGATGACTTTTTTTCATACTTAACTTTAGAACGTGGTTGGACTTTAACTACCTAAGTTCTTTAAATACTTTATTATATTTATCAAGCAAGGATTCGTAAGAAAAGTTTTTGTTTCCAATATCAAAGGCTTTTTGTTTTTCTTGTAGGGTATCAGATTCTAAATAGTTATCTACAAGTGACGCCAAACGCTTTGCATCTCCCTCATAAACACCTAACATTGTCCTTGTCATTAGCCTGCTAATCTTTCTTGATTCTACAAGCCACTCTGGTGGAAGTAAATCATTATTTGGAGAAATGTTTGTCATAAAAACTGGCAGGGCACTAACAAGTGCTTCATTCATTGGCAAACAAAGACCAGCATATCTTCTAGGAAGAATCATGGCGTCATAACCAACATACATATCTGAGTGATTCTCTGTATTATCAGTAATAATATTAATTCTTTTATCTGTAATTGGAAGATCAATTTTTACCTGAGTCCTAATGTCCAAGACAACATCAGACTTTAAATGCTTCATCATCTCAATGACGGTTTCAGTACCGTTCCTATCTTTGATAGCAGCTTTGCCAGCTATGTGCAAGATCCTACCATGTTTCTGCTTCAGATTAGTCTCTCGTGCCTTTCTGAAGGCTTCTGTGGCTGATGGTGGTGGTAGCAGGATTACCTTTGTTTTGCTTCCAAATTTCTCAACAACATCTTTAAAATACCAAGAGCTTGGAGAAAGTAAGACATCTGGAAGCGGCCAGGTTGGCTGATTTAAATAGTCTAAAAACTCATAGTTATATTGTAAAACAGTTTTAACTCCAAAAGCTTTTGCAATATTTACAAAAGCATTATTATAAAATATTTCACAGCTCAAAACAATGTCAAGATCTTTTAAAAAATCAGAAACTTCTTCTGCAGAAGCAAACCCATTAATAGTCTTAACATCATGTCCAGCATACCATTCTGGATTTTGTTTATTGTTATTGAAAGAAGTAGAATCAATTAGCATTATCTTTTTGGGATTAAGCATTGCTACTAGTTCTCTGGTTTGATTTCCCAGCCCACTATTGTCAGATCTTGCAATGATTCCTATTCTCATAAATCATTAAATCCGTATTTTTCTCTTAGCTCTTCTATGCTTCTTTGTTCCCAATAACTTATATCATTATCTTTATTATTAAAGGGATTAGAATAAATGTTATCTCCTTTTTCCCAAATAGTTGGGACTCCAAACCAAGGCTCACCTTCATTTTCAGCCATCTCAGGTCCACCCCATTTTCCAACAAAGTATTTACGTAAAGGAGCAATCATGACATAGGCACCATCTCTAGTTGCACCACCGTTTATCTGACAGGTTGCGTTAATCTCAAAATTACCATATTCGTTTTGTTTTGCAAGGTAGTATCTAAAGTCCCAATCACAATCTTCCAAGTATCCTGGATAAAAGTTTTCATCAAACCTACCAACAAGCTCAACAGCTTTTTTAGATATACCAATACAGTGCCAAGCATGATTAGTTCTAAAAACCAACCCTTCATAATCTTCTAACATTGCTGCAATTGGCTTAAAGCCATTTTCAAAAACCATAGAGCTTGAAACAATAAAAGTCCAATCATGACC